GCAGAGAAAGTTGGTACGAAAGCATTTGATGAGAAATCCAAAGAATTTCCCGCTGTAGGCCACACCAGTTCATTTTGAGTATAAACTGATGTCATTGTGTTTGGAAACGTTGGAGGATTATTCATGTCATCCATAGTTTGAACACAATAGCACCCCTTCGCAGCTTCCCACTGAATGGTGCCTGGCAGAAGCATAGCCTCTGCTAATGTTCTAGGTTTAAGAACATCATAAGCCGATGTTGTGACCCCATTACGAACCACGGGAGTAGTGTGTTTATCTAAATAAACCTTTTTACCACACTCCAAGACATAATACCTTTTCGGCAGATATCTGTCTTCTCTTTTAACTTCAACATGCTTCATCCTTTCTTCCTTAGATTCAAGAGCCAAAGTTAACGCCTTTTCTTCTAAATGTTCTTCTTCAACAATAAGTTTAGGTTCTTCAATAAAAATGTTTTCTTTACCATATTTCCTAACAATCTCTGGATCTAATGTAGCCGTAGCAAGTTGTACAAATGTTGCACATGCATCATTCTTACTACAAGGTTGCTCATACACTAAAACTGATCCTCCTCGATACAACTCTGCAGTTGTATTGGCCACTTCAAAAGCTTCCGCTATTTTACGCGATTTTCCTTGTAAAAAGGCTGTCTGTAAATTAGTTGGCTGTCCGCCAGCCACCCCTAAAAGGCTTGCATTTTTATTACCCCCTGCAACGGGTGGTAAAATGAGTATTTCATTACCCAAAGTTATTGTTTGATTCCAAGCTACACAACTGAGACCACCAACCTGTAAAATACCAGTTGGAGTAACAGTTTGATCAGTATGAATATTTTGATTTTCTACTTGCTGGCCAGCCCCACTTAAATAGATGTCATTACACAAATAATCATCCATATAAATGTGGAAACCCCAGGTAGAACCTGCGGTATATGTAGCCGGAATCGCCAAATCATAAGATGATTTGATAACTTGCAAAACAGAAGGACCTGTTTGCCTATCTGGATATCCATCACACAAC